TTGCGTCGGAAGAACCGCCCATCAGGACATGTCTCCAGTTCGTGAAGCCTGCGCTCCAACGTGCGAAACCGTTGTAGACAAGGTTTCTGCTCTCGATCTTCACTTCGTTCTCGACATCAAGGCCGGTACGATTGAAGAACCGGGTTCCCAGAAGTTCCTTGTTCGCTTCGCTCGACATGATGATGTACGGAGATCCCGAAGCAGGGGTCCACAGATAGTCAACAACGAGCTTCCACTTACCCCTCTGGGTGTTGATGTCGTTGTTGCTGGTGCCGATCTCGCCGTCAGAACCGATGATCTTCTTCACCGTGTCTTCAAGAGCGGGCTGGTTGCCGGGGATGATGATCGTATCAGCCGTGAAGCCCATGACCTCACCACGGTCATCCTTGAAGTTACGCATGATGTTCGCAAGTCTGTTCAGCATCGTGGTGTTGTTACCAAGAGCATTCGTGAACAGGTTGGTCTGCGTGACGTTGTCAGAACCGGAAAAGCTGTTCTTCAGCGGGTGGTCAGAAGCGAACAGGGCCTTGTTGTCAGCGCCGGAGATATCGATACCAGACTGTCCGCCGAACGTCATGGTCTTGTTGGAACCGACAGAAGTGGTCAGAGCCTGCGTCAGGTACTTCGCCTGAGATCTCTTATAGGACTGGACAAGGTTGATAGCCTTTGCCTTCGCTTCCTCGATCTGGTTGTCATCGACCATTTCCTTAGAAACAAGGAAAGTCTTCGCAAAGCTGTAGTGCTGGATGAATTTGCTGTAGCCTTCTACGAAGGTGTCTTCGGAAGCGTTCTCGCCCTCGGTCTTGACATCATAGTCACCGAGGCCACCGATCGTGGTGGCTTTTTCGCCCCACCGGCTGGAAGTGGAAACATTGGCGATCGCCTTCAGAATGTCATCGTACTGGTTCTGCTGCGCTTCGCTGTCGAATATCGCAGCATTAAGGATTGTCGCCCATTCATTCCACATATCACCATTCTTTGTGTTGTTACGAATTGTTACTGCCATGAAATTATCCTCCTGTTCTCCTTAGAGTTTCGTTGTAGAGTGCTTTCAACTCCTTCGGGCTCTTGTCAGGATATGCAGTCATCCACATAGCCTTGACCTCGGAAGGAATATCCACACTCTTGTCTTTGTCGTTTGTTCCGGTCGTGATCTTCAGATGATCTTTACTCTTCGCCTGATTGATCGCGGCCTGCTCACCGGCTTTGAGCCTTGCTTCCGACAGCCTGTCAAAATTGATCAGTTTATAAGCATCGGACATCCGTGTCCCGGGGTGATTCTGACAATACGCAACAACGTCATTGAAGTTCGGCTGTGCATATACATCAGCGGCACTTGTGATCGTCGGGTCAAAGTCAATAATGGCTTTCATATCCTCGTCGATCATGGCCTGCACCTGGTACTGCTGATTCTGCCTGGCAAGTTCCTCGGCGCGTCTTACTGCCGGTGAATTGGCAATAGCCCTGTCAAGCATAGAGGGATCGATACCAGCCTCCTGCATCTTGGCTTTTGCCTGCATCCTATCCTGTGCCGCAAGTGCCTCAAGGTACTCTTCTGCGGTATTGATAGGTGCGCCTGTCTCGGGATTTGTGATCCCGGCGAACCTCCCCGCGAAACGTCTGTTCAGGTCATCTGCTCTTTTCTTTGCTTCGGCTTCTGCCCTTCTTCTTACGCTTGCGAATTGGCTGTTAAGTTCTGAGGACTGCTGGGCGGGTGCAGTTTCTACTTCTTCTTCGCCTTCCGATTCAATCTCGGTTCCCTCATCACTGGTTACGTCCGGTGTAGCGGCTTCCGGTTCTTCGCTACCTTCCTCTGCAAAAAACTGAAGGTCAAGTTCCATTGCTTCGGTATGTTTCATAATGACTCCTTTGGATTTTTGCGCTTTTCCATGCGAATATATTGTCCCTTACGGGTTGTTACCCTTCTTTTTCGATCTTGATAGGGTGATATATCGTCTCTACGATCTTTCCGAAGTTCTCACACTTCTTTGTGACGCAGGTAAGCCGCATCCTCTTGGCATATGAACCGTCAGGACGCTCCACAATCGTGGTGTCCTTTACCTTCATATCCACGTTACATTTGGGGCATTTCATTCGGCATACCTCCCATCATCTGTTGTTCTTCAAGCTTCGCCTGTATCTCCTTCTGCTCATTGATGCGGTCTTCAATGATCCCCAAGATGATGCTGGCATTCGGATAACCATTTGCCTTCTGAATGGTCCAATATGCTCTTGACGTTTCAAGATCCCCGACAGGGCCGAACGCACCGGACTGAAGTTTCATATCAGTCTGATTCCACAGCATTTCCCTGTTCTGCATCATCGTGGATGTGGGATCTGTCTCAAAAACAAACTCGTCATCCCAGTAAAACTCACCGGCGGCATCCATCCGCAGGAAGTCTTTTCTGTTCAGTCCTTCATAAACCGTCTGTCCACCGGCATCAGATGACGTTACTTCCGTGGTCTGATCCGCATAGGCAAGCCAAAACTTGAACATGAGTTCATACAGTTTCGCCCATGCATCGTTCTTAAGCGTTCTCTTACTCTCCAAACGTCCTGCCGCCTGATTGATCTGATACTGTTTTGCGGTACCGGATGTAGCAGAAGCATCGTATTTACCCTGGAAAGAGTCCGTGATACCGCTTGTGGACTTCGCCCAGTTATAGTTCTGTTCAAGGTACTGTAAATCGTTCTGTATATTGGGCTGAACATTGATAACGCTGATAAGCTGCGTCTCACTCGGATTATTTACACGGATGATCTTCAGTTCCTTATCAGTCAGTTCGACCTTTTTCCCTTCAGGAAGGGTGACATAGGAACCGGCTTTAAGAAGTTTCTCATTGATCTTGTCACCAAGTTTCTTAATCGTGTCCTGCTGGTCCATGAGGATTTCCGTATCAGAGCCGCCAAGAAGCCTACCCTCCTTCGTGACATTCCTTCTCAGGACAACAGGGTATTTGTTCGGCTTATAATACGGGATTTTCTTCTGAATCTTCTTTACCTTGACCTGCGGCATACCATGCTCATCAAGCATCATATTGCCGTTCTCATCGGTCATCGGAATAGGAACACCATTCTCGTCAAGTTCCTGTTCCTCGCTATAAGGGTCTATATGACGCATGACAGGCTCACCATTCGGACCGGTGACATCCATCTGCACTTCAATACCAGAGACAAGTTCCTCATAGTCCTCCGGCATCTTCTTGGATTTCTTCCCACCACACTCAGGACAAACGCCATGCTGCATGACGGTCCCGCACTTGGCGCATCTATCAAGCTGTCTCGCCTGATAGTCCTCGATATCCACCAGTTCGTAGTGATCGCACCAGATATAGCACCCAACACCGCCATTATCGTTCTTATAAATGGCAGTATTGACTGTTACGATATCCGTGTTCTGAAGGGAATTAGTGTATCCAGAGACCTGTGGCTGATCATTTTCGGCGTCGGAAACGTCGATATCATACGTTCTTCTTACCGTATCTTTGGTCATGCACTCCTGAATGAAGAAATAGTCCATGTCCTCTATCTCTGTCACGCCAGGTTGAGGAATCAGTTTCCTCGGATGCACTTCTGTGACCTTTAAGTCACCGATCTCACTGTGTAATCCAGCGTTTTTATCCCACTGAACATAGAAATAGTCGCCACCCTGCACCGGGACAGTACGCTCCATGAGGTCATTCAGGCATATCAGACCAAGGGTTTTGATCTTATTCTCAAGCATGTGCTCGATCTTCTTGGCAAGCATGTCATCCTGCTCATGGATTGCCCGGACTTTCGGCATCGGAATAGCACTATCGACCTGTGATTCGATCAGTTCATAGATAATGTTTCGGACATTGGCAGAAACTTTCGTCGGTGTCTGCTTGGTATTGGGGTTAGCACGGACCGTTCTATCACCGTTGTAGTACCCTTCATACTCGTTCATGCGGGTCCTATCATCGGAATAACGCTCCTGTGCGGCGTCAAGCCTTGACCGCCACATCCTTAATGTCTTACTGTCGGTAGTTTTCTGTACCATCCTCTTCAATCTCCGAAACATTAGATTGGTTTACCCCACATAGAGATTAAATATGCCTTATCTTCCGGTGAAGCATTGTCATAGTCTTCCCACTGGTCTTCTCTCCACCTGGTTCGCTTCTCATTCAGTTCGTTTACCGCACCGTTCGTCCAGTAAATCGCAAAATACCTTGCAGCATCTACGGCATGGGTCAACTCATGCGGTTGTTTAGCGTATACATTCGGCTTCCGCTCATCGTGCTGGATCTTCTTCAAGCACCTCAAAAGGTTCGGTGCAACCGGCTTTCCGCCTATCGTTCGGATCGTCAGCTTCGATTTTCCGCCGTCGCCATGACTTAAATACTCTTTCAGAGCCAAACAACCGGCTTTGATGTCGTTATTTACCCTTGTAAGGTTCAATCCGTTCTCATTGAACAGCAGGGCTATGCTTTTACCGGTCTGCGGGCTTCTATTCCACAAATCAGGCGGAGCCAAATACTGTGCTACGTCATAGTCCTTTGCCAAGTCCTTGATAAGACTTGCCGCTTCCGACACGGTCAGATTGCTCTCATAGATCTCTTGGTCAATCTGTGCATTCCCGAAGGCGTCTCGCTTGACGAAATACCCGGCAAGCATATCCAGTCCATAGTCCATGACAAAGTAGTCAACCGTGTTCTGCTTCAGCGTATCCTCGGACAAAATCGATTCATCCGTTACCTCAGGGAAAAACGCTCCGCCGGGGACCGTTAATGCCTCTTCAACCGAAGCGGGATACTCTGACTGCATCAGATCCCCCATCTCCTTCTTCGTCTCTTGGTACCACTTCTCGTCTCTCGACGGGTCCGCAGACCACGGAATGAAGATCTTGTAAAAGTTATTCTCTGTCGTATAAAGTTCCTCAAACAGAGATCCCCTTTTAATGGTCGATACCCCTATCACCTGACCACTATTCGCCCGGTTAATTACGGGATACGCCGCTTGCCATATTGACCTGTCAAACTGCTGGAATGCCCACTCGTCAAATATCAGCAAATCTGCTGTAAATGATCTCGCCGCATTCTCACTACTCGCGAAACACTGAAATGTACTATCGGGACCATCAGGGTGATGCACCTTCAAGACCAAAGCCGTGTTCTCGAACCATGCCCCAGTCCACCCTTCAGGGATATTCCCCTTCTCAGCAATAAGCTCGGGCATGTTCCGTAAGATTACCGTGGCTATCCTTCTTACCAGCTCCATTGCCTCGGTCTCGGACTTCGACAACCCGATGACCAATCTCCCCTTCATCGTCACCAGCATCCATGCCGCGTAATGAAGTACAAGCCACGATATCCCTAACTGCCGCGCCTTCAGGATGATAGTCCTTTTATGACTCTGTATCCCCTCTAACGCTTCCTTCTGCTCTTTCCAAAGTGCAAACGGCTGGATGATCTCCGCCTTATTCCTGTCCTCTATATGGCCGTAGTTCTCGACAAAATATACCGGATGCTCCTGACAGTATTCGATTTCTTTCGCCCGAAGCTCTCCGATACTCGCCATTTACTTTCGCCTTGTCTTCCTGTCGATCTGCTCCGCCATCCTCTGCGCCGGTGTCCTCTTCGCCCTTACCATGTTGAAACCGTCCGCCATCTTCGCAGTATCCGTCCTCTTCGGCCGTCCCGCCATGTAAACGCTCTCCGGTGTCCCGCTTCCCTGCCTCAGCTTATTCACCCTCGCACTATTCGCTTTCGCATATACCTGCCCAGCACTCAGGTCACTCCTTGGGTCGATCTCCAGATTCTCTTGCCTCCCTACCGGCCTTCTGTGATACTTGTTCATGCGGTCGCTCTCCTTATCCAGAATTCAAAAATTAAAAAAATTTTCCGGGGCGGATATATAGTTCCTTTTGCGGGGACCCCATCCCGCGCCCGGGTGGTAGGGGGTGGCATACGATCAGCGGCGGCGGTGTGTATCATCCATGACATATACCCTCAAAAAAATACCCCCATATACAGTGATCAATATAAAAAGATCTCTATAAAATCCCCTGTTACTTGATCGGTTTCCAACTATTCGTAAAACATATATTTATCGAATACTTGATGATCTATTGCTCAATGTCCTTCTATCCCTTATCAGTAAAGGCTTTCAAGGTGTTTTTACTCTTATTTTTATTCGTTATTCCGTGTATAAACCCCGTGATTTTTGATACCCTGTTATCGAAATAACGATAATTTACTTGTTTTCGTTGACTCTTTTCTGTAGCTTTTCGATCAAAGCCCGATCCGCTTCTGTCATTATGTCCGCCTGGATCTGTTGTTTTGATACGGGCATTTCCCCGGCAGTATCTCTTAGAGCTATGTATGCTTTCATGTTTCCTGCCATAGCCTGAGCAAATAATGCTGCGGTAACAACGTCTTGATTCGTTGCCCCTTCTGATAGGTTGTAGCGTTCCAGATCGGCTCTATTTGCTTTTTTACGTAGTAAATCATCTATACTTTGGGCAAGGGTCTTTCTCTGCGCTAACTTTGCGTTAAGAGATTCCGCGCCTGCTCTATGCACTTCTTTGTCTCGTTCTGGATCTGCACCCAGCGCTTTCAAAACTCCGCCCTTATAGATGTACTTTGTGCCGCTCTCGTTCCTGGTTCCGTCCGGCAATTCTTTTATATGATCATCAAGAAAATCATCCGGAACGATTGCCCGGCCTTTTTCATCCGTGGGAAATGTGGATACATCCAGAAGCACACGAGGAGATTTTTTTGTTTTCTTTGTTGTTGCCATCTGTTCACCCGGAATAGATAAGTAATAAAAGATCTTTTGTATATCTCTTGCTTTACTCTTCTATTTACTGCTTATGTTTTCGCTTGCTTTTCTCTTTTTCCGCTCTCATTTGGGAAGCTTCCCAGGACGGGAACAAATCCCGCCCCAGGAATAAAGGGAAAAACAAAGCGTCACATGTTGCAGCAAATCATTTCTGTGTCGCGCTTTTTACGCGCCGAGACGCGCAACCACGCTGGTTTGACGCGACTCTGAAAACTGAAAATCCACTTTTTCAAGTATGATTTTATCTTTTTTGCCGTCCCCTACTCGGCGCGTTTTTACTGCGTTTCACGATACCCACACGCGGCGAGACGCGGAAAAATCGCGTGTCAATATCTGAGTGCAAAGTTCTTTCCGCTATCCATGCGGCTTGCAATACCCTGTCAAAATTTTTTTCATTTTGGGGGTTGACGGTGAACACCGACCATGCTATTCTGTGTTTGTCGGTGA